CGCACTATCAACGACCAGCACCAACCCTGTGCAAAACAAGGTGGTGACGGCCGCCTTGGCCACCAAGGCCAGCACAGCAGCGGCTACACAGTCAGCAGCTGGCCTGATGTCTGCTGCTGACAAAAAGAAGCTCGACGTTCTGTCTAGCGGAAGACTTGTTGCCATGACCGCAGACGAAATGCAAGCCATCTGGGATGCCAATTGAAAGGAGTAACGGTATGAGTGACGAAAAGTATGTCGGTGCAATTGCAGCGGCAAAGAATGCGGCGCTTACCAAGGCCGCGCTTGACAAGAAGCTGGACAAGACCGGCGGAACGATCACCGGTAGCTTGAAAGTGGACGGCATCATTAGCGCCGGTATGAGTCTTGATTTAAAAAGCGGCATAGACGCTGGGGGATGTATTCATTCCGAAGAGAGTCTGCTTGCCCCGGCGCTTGGACTATATAACGGCGCAAAGGAAACGTCTGTCTCCATTGACTGTTCCGGAGATAATGCCGCGAAAATTACCAGCTTGAGTAGCGACGGAAAATCGCACTATGCACGGCTGGCTGTTGGCACGCCTACCGGAGACAATGACGCGGCCACAAAAGCATATGTAGATGCAAAGGTTGGCGCGACGGTATATGTTGATTTCTGGTGGACTGGCCAGTCCGAGGTGTATGACAAAGCCCTCAAGGCGTACACTATTGCACTAAGTTCAAACCAAACTTATGATGCTGTTTTTGACCTGATTAGTTCTGGAGCAAACGTTATTGCACGTTTGTATGAAGATTCGTCAAAAACTGAATTGGTCGCAGAATCCATAGAGGCGCAAATTTCCGGGGATAAAACGCTGGGCAATATCAATTTTTTGTTTTTGCGAGCCGCATCCGGAATTTTTGCTGGGTTTCCCACGATTGCTGATGCTATTTGGGTGACTAAAACTGCCAGCGGCGCGGCCGCATACGCTCTTTACAAATATTGCGCTCTGCCTATCCCCGCTGGTGATAGCACAGACAGCGGCAAAGTCCCGACTATCAACGGGAAGAAGTGGGAAATGAAAAAAGTAGATGTCGTTACAGATGTGGCTACAGAGTCTACAAACGGTTTAATGTCTGCTTCTGATAAGGAAAAGCTAAACGGCATTGCTACCGGGGCAACTAGAACAACGGTGGACAGACTTTTGCTCGATAATTCCGATAATCCAGTCTCAAACAGGGTGCTAAAAGCAGCGCTTGATGCAAAGGCTTACAAGACGGTGGCAACGGCAAAAGCAGACGGCCTTATGTCTGCATCTGACAAGAGCAAACTTGATGGTATCGAGTTCGGGGCAAACAAAACCATCGTGGACGCGGCGCTGGATGCGTCCAGCACGAATTCAGTCCAGAACAAGGCCGTCAAGGCCGCGCTGGATAACAAAGCGGACAAGACGGCGTTGGATAACAAGGCAGATACCACCGTTGCTACGGCCAGTGCAAATGGCCTGATGTCTGCTGCCGATAAGAAAAAATTGGACAGTATGTACGACATTGTCGCTACATCCACGGATGGAGAGACATTTGACATCACACCTGCACAGTTGCATGAAAAACTGAAAGGTGTTCCAACCACCTGCGCAATCAAGGTTGTGGATACAATCATCCCGTTGTATCGAGTGCAGTTGCCGGGTGATGGGAGCACCAAGTATATTTTCCAAATCACAAAGGACAATGGATTTTGGGAACCCAATACAAGACTGTCGTATACTGCATCGGCTGGCGGTACATATGCGGGTACAATATGGGTAAAGTCCGAATATGATTTGCTTGCAAGCACTCCCGGCATCCTGAAATTCACTGGCGCTGCCAAGGCGGAGTTTAGCGGTTCAAAAGATGTGACCATAGACATCCCGACAGGAGAAGGTTCTGTTCGGTACGATGAAACGCAAGAACTGACATCCGATCAGAAATCCCGCGCGTGCCAAAATATCGGGGCGATCAACCAAAAAGGCGCGTGGGCGGAAGGAGCTGTGATGCTGATTCCGAGTGGGAACGATGATGGAGCAAGTGTCATAAACATCACGCCCTGCGGTAAAAACAATGACTACACGCTTGCGCTTGACGGTGGGCCTGAAAATGTACCGGTACGTGTGTCCGGCATTGAAACCCCGACAGACGCGCAGACTGACTGCGCGGCAAACGTTGCCTACGTCAAGGCAAAAATCGCCGAAGTCGCTGCGAGCGGCGGCGTTGACGTTGATAATGCGCTGTCGGCGACCAGCACCAACCCCGTGCAGAACAAAGTCGTGACTGCCGCCTTGACCGGCAAAGCCGGGACGGCAGTGGCGACCACGTCCGCCAACGGTCTGATGTCCAAGGCGGATAAAACTAAGTTGGACGGAATCGCGAAGGGTGCAACAAAGATCACCATTGACAGTGCCATGTCCGGGTCATCAAACAACCCCGTCGCAAACCATGTCGTCAAGCAGTACGTCGATGACAAGGTGGCTGCTGCTGGCAGCAACATCACCGTAGACGCGACGCTATCCAGTACCAGCACGAACCCGGTGCAGAATAAAGCTGTCAAGGCAGCGATTGACGCCAAGGCCGACAAGACCGCGTTGGATGCAAAGGCGGACAAGACTGCACTGAACGCCAAACTGGACAAGACCGGCGGCACGCTGACCGGCAACCTGACTGGCAAGTATTTTTGCGGTACATGGCTACAGTCCACAGAGGCTAGCGATCTGGGGCGTACACCGGGCAAGATCGCCGTGCTGGACGGCAGCGGCTGGGTGTACTATCGCACGCCCGCCGAGCTGTTTGGCGATCTTGGGATTGCCAACGCAATCAAGTCCTATGTTGATACTGCAATCGTAGCAGCAATCAACAGCGCGTACTAAGGGGGTATACCATGGCTACCACTGTATCTATGACTAATATCGTGGCAAACGGCGGCAAGGGCTGGTTTCCGGCCACGCGCGGAAACTGCTCGTGGCAGCTGTCAAGCATCACGCCGGGCGACGGGGCGGCATCCAGTATCAAGATCATCCCATCCGGCGCGGGCGAGGTGACACTGACGTCGGCGTCGCACGCCCTGGTCGCGTCGCACAAGTACTACGTTACACTTAAAATCCGCTTTGAATCCGCCGTTATTGGCACGTGCGATTGGTACTGGCCAGTAGCCGAACCTGCGGCGGCTTCTGGTATGGCCGTCAACGCTGCTGCTGGCGCGTGGACGCGCTTGTCAGCGGTGTTTGATCGCACCAGCTTTGCGGACGGGTCATATCCGTGCCGCTTTGACTACAACAACAACGACGGCGGCAACAAAATATTTTGGTTAACGTCCTGCATGCTGGTCGATCTGACTGCGGCATTCGGCGATGGCAAGGAACCCAGCAAGGACTGGCTGGACAAGCACATAACTGCATTTTCGGACACACCGACGGTGCAGTACGTCGAAAATTTGGGGGAACTGTTTACGAACATCGCCGACGCGATCCGCGCAAAAAGCGGCCAGACTGGCGAGATCATGGCCTGCGATTTTGCAGATCGCATCCGCGCGTTGTGAAGGGAGGACGGCTATATGGTCAGCATAATTGAAGCACTTGTCACAAACAACAGGTGCTATCAGATCGGTACGCCGCTGACACCGCAGGGCATCATGCTGCACAGCGTGGGATGCGCGCAGCCGTCTGCGGCGGTATTTGCACGCAGCTTTAACCAGTATCAGCCGGGCGGCTCGTCCGTATGCGTGCACGCGTTCGCGCAGGCGGACGGCACGGTGTATCAGCTCCTGCCGTGGGAGATGCGCGGCTGGCACTGCGGCGGGAGCGCCAATTCTACGCACATCGGGGTAGAAATGACCGAGCCGAGCGAGGGCATGACTTACGCGGAGGCGGCAGAGCAGATCGCGGGTACATACCACACGGCCGTGGAGCTGTTTGCCGCGCTGTGCAAGCAGTACGGTCTTGACCCGGCACAGGATGGCGTCATCATCGGGCACGCCGAGGGACACCGGCGCGGCGTGGCGAGCAACCACGCAGACCCGGAGCTGCTGTGGCGCACATATGATATGGGCTACACGATGGACGGGTTTCGGGCGGACGTCGCGGAGGCAATGGCAGCAAAAAATACAGATAAGGAGGACGATGACATGATTAGGTATACTACGATTGATGATGTGCCGGGCTGGGCGCGTGGCACAGTAAAGGAGATGATGGATGCAGGTCTGATCGCCGGTACGGGCGGCGGCAGACTCGACCTGAGCGATGATATGCTGCGGATGCTGTACATCATGTGGCACATGCGCGATACGCGCTATGGGCGCATCGTAGATGGCAAAGTGATGGGCGTGCCCGCGTGGGCGCAGGACACGGTGCAAAAGCTTGTCGATGACGGTGTGCTTGCGGGCGTAGGCGATGGCAAGCTGAATTTAACTATAGACATGCTGCGCACGCTGGTGATTGCGGCGAACATGGATAAATAAAATAAAAACGGAGGAATACATATGACTGCACCGAGTAAAGCGATGGAATTGAAGGCGGCGATCACGGCCATTTTTGCAGCGATGACAGCCTTTTGGGGATGGACGGGCTGGCTTGTGATCGTGTGGCTGGCCGCGATGATCCTGGACTATGCAACGGGATCGTGGGCGGCGCTGTCGACCGGATCGTGGGACAGCGCCGTAGCGCGTGCCGGTCTGTGGCACAAGCTCGGCAGCATCGTGGCCATGCTGGTCGCACTGCTGCTGGACGTGGCACTGTCGGCGATTATCAACTACGGCGACCTGGGTTTTGACTTGCCGTTTGAATACAAATCGGCCTTTTTGCCGCTGGTCGCGATCTGGTACATTGTAACGGAACTGGGCAGCATCATTGAAAACGCGGCGCGGTTGGGCGCACCGGTGCCGAAGTTTCTGATCAGCAGCTTGAAAAAGCTGAAAGACAAAGCGGATGAAGATAAATAAAGCAATGGCGCTGCCTTAACTGGCAGCGCCATTTTCTTTATCTGTGAAGTTGTTTTTGCCCTCGAATTTTGACAACACTTTTGACAACAGTTTGCGTCTCAAAATGTTTCAGAGCGCGCCGAAAGGGAAACGAAAAAACCGTTGAAAAATCAAGGTTTTCTTGAAATTTCAACGGTTTCCTTTTGGTGCTCCAGCGGGGATTCGAACCCCGGACACCCTGCTTAAAAGGCAGGTGCTCTGCCTACTGAGCTACTGGGGCATATCGGTGTGAAAAAATATATTTACGTTACAAACCAACCAAATACTCAGACGCGAATCCAGCGAGAAATCCGCGCCCAACAAACACTCGGACGCGAATCCATCGAAGGGTTTGCACTCAATAAATACTCAGACGCGAATCCAGCGAAGCGATTCGCGGCTGAAGAAGGAAGATGTTTTCAGAGGTGCAGGCTTTCCGCTTGCGGGAAGCCGAAACCGGCAGAAAATATCTGACGTGGCTGGGATGGCGGGATTCGAACCCACGATATCAGAGTCAAAGTCTGGTGTGTTACCATTACACTACATCCCAATATCGGGGCAAAAATCATCGGGGATCGGGATCACTCCCAATCCCCGATTTCGTGGGGTGGGTAAAGGGGTTCGAACCCTCGACACCCGGAACCACAATCCGGTGCTCTCCCGACTGAGCTATACCCACCATAGGTCTGAAATGGTACGCCAAGAGGGATTCGAACCCCCGGCCTACTGCTTAGAAGGCAGTTGCTCTATCCGACTGAGCTATTGGCGCGCATACAATATTTGGCTGCCCGCCCAGAAGGTATGGAGCGGGTGATGGGAATCGAACCCACGTATCCAGCTTGGAAGGCTGGTGTTCTACCATTGAACTACACCCGCAGAGGTCGTCCCACAATCAGCTTTACGAATATATCATCTCCGGATGGGGTTTGTCAAGCATAACCTTTCCAAAACTCGAAAATTTCGAAAAAAAGCGGGGACAGCATCGGCTGTCCCCGTGCTTTTCAGCGATGGAAGAGCTTTTTGGTCTGGAAATGCGGCTCAAACGTGATGTTGACCTCGAGCTTCTTGAACACATTCTCGTCCACGTGCGAGAGAATGACGGACGAGTGCGCCTCACAGTGCGCGAGCTTTGCCAGCTGCTGCATGGCGATCTCGGCGGTCGGGTCGCTTGCGGCGCAGATGCTCAGCGCGACGAGCACCTCATCGGTGTGCAGGCGCGGGTTGTGGTTGCCGAGGTGTTCGACCTTCAGATGCTGGATCGGCTCGATGATGTCGGGCGAGATGAGCGTGACGTCCTTCGGGATGCCGCCAAGGTACTTGAGCGCATTGAGCAGGCAGGCGGAGCTCGCGCCGAGCAGGGAGGAGGTCTTGCCGGTGATGATCGTGCCGTCGGGCATCTCGATGGCGACGGCGGGCG